TTTAGATATTACTGAGCAGGGTCCAGTAGGAATGGTGCCAGCAGGTACTAAAGAAAAAATGCAAACTTCATTAAGACAATTAATGGGTGATAGAGTTAAAAACTATATTGGTACAACTTATAGAATATTTCAAAATCAAAACTTTGGTTTTTATTCAAGATACAAACCAACGGAAGAATCTGTTAGTCAAGCAAAAGAATTATTTAAAAGATATGCCGCTAAAAATGGAAATCCCATTTCAGATGAAACAGCAGAACAACTTGTTAACAATGTGTTAGATCAAGCTAGAGCTTACAATCCAAAAACTAAATTACCTAGTTTTGTATATGATAACTTATCACAAGGAGCAGATAGTCCAGAAAACATAAAAACATTTGCTCAAACTTTAACTAAAGAATTACCAGATGGTTCTAAGGAATTAAAAGTTATTGGTAAAGGAAGTAAGATATTTAGAAACTTATTTGGTGAAATAGAAGATGCTAGATATTCAATATTTGAAGGAATGAATAGATTAGGAACTATTGCTAGAAAAAATCAATTGTTTGATGAAATACTAGATGCAGATCAAGCATTAAAAGATGCAGCTAAATCTACAACACCTGCAGGATCAAGAGGTTTCTTTTTTTCCAGTCCATTAGATGCAAGAAAAAATTTACCTAATAGAGAGATAGTTAAAATAGATCCTTATGTACAAGAATCTTTTAAAGATGGTGTATTAATTAATAGACTACAAGGTCAATATACAACTAAAGAAATAGCAGAAGCATTTAGTAATGCATCTAAAGTATCTTCTTGGTTAAGAGGAGAAACAGCGCAAGGTATAACAGGTCAAACAGCATCTTGGGCTTATAGAAATCTATTTTTAACACCTAAAGCTTTTTCACAATATGCAAAAACAATTTTATCTGTACCTACTCATTTTAGAAATTTCTTTTCATCTAGTGGTTTTGCTTTAGCAAATGGTGCGTTAGCTAATCCTATTTACTTTACACAAGGAATGAAGAGAGCAAAAGATTCTTTACAACTTGGATTAAGAGATCCAAAAGCAATGGAATACTATAGAGAATTATTAGAGTTAGGTGTAGTAAATTCTAACGTAAGAATGGGTGATCTTAAAAACTTAATGCGTGATGCTAAAATATTTGAATCTGGTAACGTTGCAACAGATTCTGTTTTAAAACCAATGTTGAAATCATTAGGTAAAATAGGTGAAGCTGCTAAACGAACAACAAGAAAAGCAGCATCTTTTATGCAAGATGCTTATGTTGCAGAAGATGATTTTTGGAAAATAGCGATGTTTGAAACAGAATTTGGTAGAAGAACAGCAGCATATGCTAAAGCAGGAATTAAAAAAACAGCTAGAGAAGTAAAAGAAGAAGCAGCTGATATAGTTAGAAATACGATACCGAACTATGCTTACGTTGGTGACTTTGTTAGATCAATGAGAGCAGCGCCTTTAGGTAATTTTATGTCATGGCCTTCTGAAATATTTAGAACAGGTACAGGTATTGTACAACAAGCATTAAAAGATATTAGAGATCCTGTTACTGGAAGTTTAAATTATTTTAAAAGTACAAATCCAATGAAAGGAACAGGATTAGCTAGAATAGTTGGTGGTGCTACTGCATTTGGAGCATTACCTGCTGGTATCATTATGGGTACAAGAGCAATCTATGGTGTATCAGATGAAGAAGCAAAAGCAGCACAAGAATCAGGTGTAGCTCCTTGGTCTAAAAATTCACAAAATATTTATATTAAAGATCCTGAAACAGGAGAAATGTATTACAGTGATTGGAGTAACAATAATGTTTATGATACATTAACAAGACCTTTCACAACTTTATTAAGAAACATACAACAAGGTATTGATGATGAAGAAATTTTAATGAAAGGATTTATAAAAGGTATTGCACAAGCAGCTGGAGAAACAGCAGATCCTTTTGTTAGTGAATCAATTTTTACTGAAGCCTTTATGGATATTTATGCAAGAGGAGGAAGAACAAAAGATGGTTATGAGTTATATACAGAAGATGGAACTCCTGACAATGAAAAAGTAGTTAGAATTTTAAAACATTTAGCTGAATCACAAACACCTCAATATAAACAATTATTAAGAGTTGTGGATTCTGCAACAGGTAAGCCAGATCCAAATGGAGATGTAATTGAAATACCTGATGCACTCGCTGGTGTATTTGGATTTAAATTAACTAAAATAGATCCTAAGAGCACTATGGGTTTTCATATTAATGCATTTCAAGAAGGTGAACGTAATGCTAGAAGAGAATTTACAGGTGGACCAGAAGGTGTATTTAAACCCTTTACAACAACTAATGATGTTATAGAGCGATATTATGTAGCTAATAGATCTATGTTTAATGTTCATAATGAAATGCAAAAGCATTTGAAAAACATGCAAACGTTAGGTTTATCTCAAGAAGGTACGTTTGAAGAATTTGATAATCGTGGTTTAAAAAAAGATTATTTGTATTTACAAGAAGGTAACTTTCAACCTTACTATCCTAGTAATAAAATATTTGAAAACTTTGAAAGACTTGCTAATGAAAGAGGCCAACCTAATCCTGTAATAGATGCATTAGGATCTTTAGAATCTATGTATAGTGACTTTTTTAATCTAAAATTAGGAGATGATTGGACGTTTAATTTAGAAGATTATTTACCACAATCGGTAACTTCACCTCAATCTGCATTACCACCACAACCAATGCCAGCGCCAAATGTTGTAGGACAAGCGCCGCAGATGAGTACGGCTCAAGGCTTGACACCTACTGAGCTTGCTTTATTATCTCAAGAAGAACAACAAATTAGACTTAAACAAAGAGGACTAGCTTAATGGCTGTAAGATTAACATATCACGGATCACCAAATGCATCTTCTATATTACAAGAAGGGTTTAGACCAGGTCGAATGCTTAGTGTAGCACCAGGTAAAGTTTTTTCTACACCTAATGTAAATTTTGCTAGTGGTTATGGAAATCCAGTAAGAATAGCAACTTCAACTAATGCTTTTTCATTACCTTCAGTAAATCTTTCTAGTGGTCAAATTGGAAGAGAAGTTATTCAAAGTCCACAAAGTGCAACAAGAGGAATGCAACTTGCTCAAATGGCAGAAAAATTAAAAAATGTTTCTCCAACTGCTGCTAGATTATTAGGAGGAGAAACAATAAGAGGCATAGGTGGATCTTCCGTAGGAAGAAGTATATTAGGTAGAACATTAGGAACTTTATTAGGTGGAACTGTTGCTAGCACTGGGGGAATACTTGCGTCTCCTTATATAGCTATGGCTAATCAATTATACGGACCTAATGTTGAAAAAGCACAAGATTTTGCAGGTATGTATGGTGAAGCAATGCCAGAAGATATGTATGAAGAATATTTTAGTTATTTAGGAGAACCAGGAATATCGCAAGCCTTATCAGATACTGTTATGGCAGAACCTAGAGGACAATCTCAGTTTCAAGATTATCCAGGCGTTGAAAATTTAGGTGGTGTTCAAAATTTCGATCTTGAAGGAGTGCAAGATATTATTTCTAGGATGGAAGAAGAAAAAGGTAACTACATTGAAAGACCAGAAAATAGATTTAGTATGGATGGTATAATGGAAAACCTTGGTAACTATGCAAAAGATTTAGGTGGTAGATATATAACTTCTAAAGCATTAGGTGGAGCTGGGACTATGATTGGTGGTCCTGTATTTGGAGGAATAGCAGCTATTGGAGGTTTATTAAAAGGTGGAGATTTATTTGATACAAATACACGTTCACAACAAGCTTACGATATATTAAATCCTAGCGGTCAACTTTATGCAGATCAATTATATGGACCTGGTGGAATATTACAAGGTTACAATAAAATTTCTAAATATGGCAGAGGAACAATGGGAACATTAATAAATAATTTAGCAAAATATCCTAATATGTCTCAAGCAAGAAAAGATAAATATATAACTGCAATTAATACACTCGCAAGTAATCAAGACTCAGGAATTAATGCTGTAACTAGACCAGGAACTCATGCGTATGATGATTCAATAATTAACTATGCACCACCATCAGGAGGAGATTCGGGGGGAAGTTCTGGTTCAGATACATATGGAAGTGTTGGAAGTTATGAAGATTTTGGGAGTACATATTAATGGCTAGAAAATCAGCTTTAGAAAAAATAGAATATCACGAAAAGATTTGCAGGTTAATGCAAAAACAAACTTTTGAACAAATCAAAAAAATAGAAGATAGAATTGTTAGAATAGAAAGAATACTAATAGGTACTGCTGCTTTTGTTATAATAAGTCTACTTGAAAAATTAATCTAGATACACTATATATGCTGCAGGCGCACAATAATGTGGCCTGATTAAACTTGCTTAATATAAGGAGGATAATATGACAGCACTAGATATAATCAATAAATTAAATAAAGACGTTTGGAATCATTCAGACAAAATGTTTGGAGATGTTTTTGATAACATGTTCAGCAATATGTCTATGAATTCAGCTATGAAATCTTTTCCATTTTACAATGTTGTAAAGTATGGCAAAGGTGAATATGGCATTGAGTTAGGACTTGCAGGCTTCAATAAGAAGAATGTTAAAGTTCAATACAAAGATGGCGTTTTAACAATCTCTGGCCAAGTAGACGATTCAGAAAAAGAATATGTTGAAAAAGGTTTAGCAGCTAGAAAATTTTTAAAACAATTTTCTCTACACCAAGATGTTGTAGTAAATGATGCTAAGATGGAAGATGGCGTTTTAACTGTTAAGTTAGGCGTTAATGAGCCAGAAGAAATCAAGCCGTTAGATATAGAAATTAAATAACTATATCCAATCTTTAAGTTCTTCGCCCATAACTTCTGTGGCGATGTTAACTTTCTTACGAAGGGACTGTACGATTTTTTCATCTACAGTTCCTTCAGCAATAATATCAATATAAGTCATAGGTTTTTCTTGACCTATTCTATCAATCCTTGCTTCAGACTGTTGACGTTTTTCTAAATCATATCCATTAGAATAATAAATCATTGTAGATGCACCAGTTAAAGTAATACCATATCCACCTGTCTGTGGTGTGCCTACTATAAATCTTACGGGTGAATCTTTGTCTTGTATTTTTTTAATAGCTAATTGTCTATCGTCTGTTGAAGTATCACCATAATAAGTAACCACAGAATTATCTCCATATTTTTTTGATATAGCTTCAACAATGCTTTCAATGTCATATCTATAATGGGCCCAGATAACAGCTTTACCTTCCATCTCTTCTAAGACATCCATTAATTCATCAATACGATTGTTTTTAATTTTTTGAACAGTGCCATCATCTGACTTAAAATGACCACAAGTAATTTGATGAAGTCTCATCATCTGAGTAATAACAGTAGCTGTAGTTACCATCTTGCCATTTAAAAATGCAATAGCTTGTTCTTTCATAGTTTTGTAAACTTTTTTCTGGTCATCAGATAATTCTATAATACGTTTAGTATAAGTTTTTTTAGGAAGATCTAAACAATCATCTTTTAATACACGGTAAGAAAATGGTTTTAATTTTTCTGAAAGTTCTCCAAGATTTCTATAACCAACAACTATTTCAACTTGTCTACCTGATACATTTATTTTTCTACAAACAGCGTATCTAGTTCTAAAAACATAATATGATTGTTGATTTAATAACCAAGGATCTAAGAACTGACATTGTGAAAACAAATCTAAAGGTGATTTAGTTACAGGAGAACCTGTAAGTATTCTTCTATACTTAGAAAATGATCTTAAGGCTAAAATACTTTTAGTTCTTTTTGCATTTGGATTTTTAATTGTAGTAGATTCATCAATACCAATTAAAGAATTATGACAAGATAAAAATTTATGTGCAAACTGTACTCCTTTTTTAGTAGAGAAAGCTTCAACATTCATAATTAAAATATGTAATTCAGCACCTGTACTAAACAAAGGTTTTAGTTCTTTAGCATTAGGATCTGTTCGCCATAGACCAACTTTCTTTTCTATATAATCAGGCATATGGTTTGGTATTTCAGAATCAAACCAATTTTTATAAACACCTTTAGGTGCTACAATCAATGCTCCATTAATTTTGCCAGCATTAAAAAGCATAGCAATATTGTCAATAAGTACTTTAGATTTACCTGTTCCCATCTCCATAAAGTATGCAAATACTTCTTTATCCCAAGACATTTCTAATGCTTTAGATTGATGAGCAAAAGGTTTGCTTTTAAATTTATAATTCATATTTAATCTTGCTTTCTATTGTAAAGATATACATTATTTGATATAAGCTGTCAATGCAAGAAAGTTTAAGTTATAAAGACATAAAAGATTCGCAACCAACGGTATATGTAATACAAGATGTACCTGGTACAAAGATAGGTGCACCTAAAATAAATATCATTGGCGCATCATCATTTGGTAAATTAAAAGTTTTACTTCCTGAAAATTCACAAATAATTTTAAGTCCAAATTATGTCATCTCAACATTAAATGTTAAATTAAAAAATTATACACCTAAAGATTATTTACTACTTACAGGCGATCCTGCAATAATTGGAGTTGCGTGTTCTATCGTTTCTGATATAACTAATGGCAAATTTAATTTATTAAAATGGGACAAGCAAGAAAGAAGGTACTACCCTGTTGAAATTGATTTATATAAAAAGACTGAAACAAACCCTTGACAATATTATTTTAAGGGACTATATTAGAAAGAATAGAAAGCAAAAAAAGGAGGCATATGAGTATAGATTTTGAAAATGATAGAATGCAATCAGTTGAGCAAATTGATTCCGCAAAAAAATTATCAGATAAAGTTATTGAATTAAAAGATTTAGAAGACGAAATTGCAAACGCAGAAGAGTCTATAAAAAAATTAAAAGAGAAAGCATTACAATTATCCGCATTTGAAATTCCTACAATGATGGATGAAATGCAAATTACAAAATTAAAGCTGAGAGATGGCGAATCGGTAGAAGTCAAAAAAGTCTACGGCGCATCTATTCCAAAAGATCAACAGGAAGCAGCTTTTGAATGGCTTCGTAACAACGGTCTGGGTGATATTATCAAAAATGATATTACCGTTACCTTTGGTCGTGGCGAAGATAACAAGGCAGCAGATTATGCTGTCCTTGCACGAGGTCAAGGATTTGAACCTGTCCAGAAAGTTGGAGTAAATCCTATGACACTCAAGGCACTGGTCAGGGAACGTCTTGAATCTGGACTTGATGTTCCCGCTGACCTATTTAAACCGTTTGCAGGTAACCAAACAAAAATCACAAGGAGATAAACGATGAGCGATACGAGAAACGCGATGACACAAAAGAAAGCCGCAGGGCTTCCATCAGCTTCATTATTTGAAGAAGATGCACAACTAGGTTTTGAAAATGTGAAGACAGAATCACTGGCTCCACCTATTTTAAAACTTTTACAAAACGGTTCAGCGGAAGCACAGAAACGTAATCAAAATTACGTAGAAGGTGCAGAACCTGGAATGTTTTTAAATACTGTTACGAAACAGTTATACAGTGGTGACAAAGGAATAAATGTAATTCCTTGTTACTATAAATTGGAATACCAAGAATGGTCCGATTATGGAACAGGTTCTGGTAGACCAGAAATGATATATCCTGATACATCAGACATTTTAGATAAAACAACTAAAGGTCCTGATGGTAAAGATAGATTGCAGAACGGTAACTACATATTAACTGTAGGACAACATTTTGTAATTATCTTAGGAGAAAAAAGTTCTGAGACTGCAATGATATCTATGAGTTCATCTCAAGGTAAAATTAGCAGAAAGTGGAATTCCATGATGAAGTCTATTGTTTTAGATGGTAAAAATGGATCTTATACTCCACCTTCATTCAGCCATATTTATAAATTATCTTCTGTATTAAATACAGGAAAAGGTAATCAGTGGTATGGATGGAATGTAGCAAAGGTTGGTCAAGTTGAGGACGCAGCTATGTATGATAGAGCTAAGAAGCTTTACACAAGCTTTGCTAAAAGAAGTTAATATCTTTTTGGGGAAGAGAAATCCTCTTCCCCATACTAACAGTATAAATACAGGGCATGACAGACATAAAAAAATTTAAGAATATCTTTGAGGGATCAGAAAGCGCATATGGTCAAACTCGTAAAACAGAAGAGTATGATGAACGAGGCAAGCATAAGACAAAATCATTTATAACCAAACAACCACCAACAGATAAGATGTGGCAAGACCATCTACAAGGTGTTGATCCTGCATTAGGAATTATTCCAATCAATGCGGACAATAAATGTAAATGGGCCTGCATAGACATAGATATTTACAGTTTAGATCATAAACAATTAATAGATAAAATTAACGCAAAAAAATTTCCACTAACAGTTTTTAGATCTAAGTCAGGAGGTGCACACGTGTTTTTATTTGCAAAAGAATTTGTACCTGCAGCAATACTAAGAAATAAATTAAAAGATATAGCTTCCACATTAGGTTATGCTAGAGCAGAAATATTTCCAAAACAAAATCAAGTTAAAACAGAAAGAGGAGACACAGGTAGTTTTTTAAACTTACCTTATCACAATGTAGATCAAACATTACGTTATGCATTTAAGTCAGATGGAACTGCAATGAACATAAATGAATTTTTTGATCACTATGAAAAGATTGCATTGTCAGAACAAGAGTTAGTACAAATTAAAGTTATAGAAGATAAAGAAGATGATCTATTAAAAGGTGCTCCACCTTGTTTAAAGATGTTGTCAGAAAAAGGAATACCAAATGGTATGAGAAACAATGCGATGTATAACTTTGGTGTGTACGTAAAGAAAAGATTTCCAGATAGTTGGGACACAAAGATATTTAATTACAATGATAAGTTTTGTGAACCGCCACTAGACAAAAAGGAAATAGATACTTTAATAAAGTCCATCGATGGTAAAGACTATCAATACAAATGTAAAGACGAACCTATTGCATCTTTTTGCAACTCTAAACTATGTGTAAAACAAGAATTTGGTGTGGGTGATGATTTTAGTCCTGGCTTAGAAATAAAAGAAATAAGAAAATACACGTCTAATCCACCTATCTATTATGTAACTATTGGTGAGGATATGGTCGAGGTAAGTTCAGCAGAATTGCATGACCCTGATAAATTTTCATTAAAATGTGTAGAACAAATTAATCAAGCGATGTTACCTATAGCTAAATTAGTTTGGAGAAAACAACTTAATAAATTATTACAAACTGCTACACCTATCGAAGCGCCAGAATCAATAAAAACAGATGTGCAGTTTAGAGAATTACTTACAGAGTATGTATCTAGAGCACCAGGTAAAAAGAAAGAAGATATTAGAAGAAATATTGCATTCACAGAAAATGGAAAAACTTATTTTAAATTTAAAGGTTTTTGGAATTTTTTAAATAAAAGTAAATCTTGGAATATTAAACACGAGAACACAATGAAGATGTTACAAGATATCTTTGGTGCAAAAGAAACTCAAACTGTATTAGATGGTAAAAACACAAGACATCTAGTTATTGATGCAGTTGAAGTAGACAGGCCACCAGTAAGAAAAGAAAAAATGAAAGAGGCTCCATTTGCTTAGAACAATTATTCCTGGACCACCAGGGACAGGTAAGACATTTACTTTGACTAAATATTTAAACAAGGAACTGACAGAATACAAAACAGATCCTAAGAGAATTGTTTACATATCATTTAGTAATGCTGCAGCTCAAGAAGCACAAAGAAGAATATCAGATAAGTTATATCACATCGGTACAATGCATTCTTTAGGTAGTAATGAATTAGGAATTAATACAAACACGCAATTATTAAAAGGAAACAAATGGAATGGTTTTAAAAATTATTCTACTTATTGTAGAGATTTGTCCTTTGAAGCAAGAACAAATGAATTTGGTTATGTAGAATACATAAATCCACATATGAAAATTATAGAATATGCTAGGTCCCGTAAGCTAGACATACAAGAAGCATCAATACAATTAGAAATGTATCACACAGTTGAAACAAGTTTAACTGAACAGATAGAAGAAGACTTAAAAGTTTATAAAGAAAATACAGGTATGGTTGAATACTACGATATGATTTCACAGTTTGTTAAGAAGGAAAAATGCCCACCTCTTGACGTTGTGTTTCTAGACGAAGCACAAGATCTAAGTCCTTTGCAATGGGATATGTTCTTTTACATAGAGAGTAAATGCAGCAGATCTTATATTGCAGGGGACGATGATCAAACGATCTATACATTTCAAGGTGCGGATCCTAAGATATTTATAAATTTAAAAGGAAACTTTGATCCACAAATAAAATCTAGAAGAGTACCTAAAGTCATACATAAACTAGCTGAGTCTATCTTTCCTTATATGACGGAGAGACTAGATAAGAAATGGGAACCTAGAGATGCTGAAGGCAAAATTTATTATGATGCTGCATTTGAAGAAATAGATTTTACTACAGGTGAATGGATGGTACTAGCTAGAACTAATAAAATGTTAGAACCTTTGATGGAACATTTTTATAATTTAAATTTAAGATTTGATTCTAAGATACAAAAATTATTACCTAGTGATATGTTAAATGCATATAGGGTTTGGCAAAGATTGAATCAAGATGCTAGAGTGAATAAGGATGATGTCAAAGACTTGTGGCAATATCTTAGCACCGAGCGGCACGTAGCGAGAGGCTTTAAGAATGAAAAAAAACTAGAGTCCATTACCTCGGTTGATATGCAAGAACTTAGAGAACATTACGGGTTGCGAGCGACGGGGAGCTGGGAGCATTTAAATTTTCCAGAAGAAAGCAAGGTTTATATAAAAAATTTATTAGAATCAGGCGATGATTTAATGAAGAAAGCAAAAATAAAAGTATCTACAATACATAGTGTAAAAGGAGAAGAAGCAGAAAATGTTGTTTTATTTACAGACATTGAAAGAATCATATATGAATCAGCATTAAAAAATCCTGATCCTGAACACAGAACGTTTTTTGTAGGTATAACAAGAGCAAAAGAAAAACTGTATTTACCGCAGGTGACATCAGAATATCAATATAACATAGGAGGACCAATAGTATGACAAATAAAAAAATGTTTGAAGAAGCATTTCCACAAGAAAGGCAAGTAGGCGGAAATCATTATAAAGATTTTTGCATTCAGCCGTATGAATTTATTTCAAAAAATAACCTTTCGTTCTTTCAGGGGAACGTTGTGAAGTACGTTTGTAGGTACAAGGATAAAAATGGAATAGAAGATTTAAAAAAAATAATTCACTATTGTGAGTTAGAAATCTTAAAGCTTAAAGATGATAAACGTTAAATGCGTTGTTTGTAAAAAGAAAAATATTGCATTCAACTATAGCTATATGTGTAAAAAATGTTATAACAAAAAGAATAAAAAGAAATAATGTATAAACTTTGTTTGATCGACATAACTTTAATTATGGCAATTTGTTTAGCATATTATATTTTAGGAGTATAAATGATTTTTGAAGCAGCCACTGAATGGAATTGTCCTGAAACTTTTCCAGATTTAAAAGATGCAAAGTATATTGCAATCGACTTAGAAACAAAAGATCCTGATTTAAAATCAAGAGGATCTGGTGCCATACAAGGCAGAGGAGAGATTGTAGGTATTGCTGTAGCTGTTGATGGATGGTCAGGTTATTATCCAATAGCACACGAAGGTGGCGGTAACTTAGATAAAAGAATTGTACTTGAGTGGTTTAAAAAAGTTTGTGCAACAGATGCAATAAAAATATTTCATAACGCAATGTATGATGTCTGTTGGATTAAATCATATGGAATACAATTAAATGGTCATATCATTGATACAATGGTTATGGCATCATTGATTGATGAAAACAGAATTTGGTATTCATTAAACAGTGTATCGTTTGATTATCTTGGAGAAGTTAAAGATGAAAAAGCTTTGAAAGAAGCAGCAGACTCCTGGGGCATAGATGCTAAAAAAGAAATGTACAAACTACCTGCAATGTATGTAGGTACTTATGCAGAAAAAGATGCTGAACTTACATTAGAATTATTTAAAGCATTATCTAGAGAAATAAGAAAACAAAATTTAACAAACATATTTGATTTAGAAACACAGTTGTTTCCTTGTTTAATTGATATGAAATTTAGAGGCGTACGTGTTGACGTTCAAAAAGCTCATGAATTAAAGAAAAAATTAAGCACAGAAGAAGAAAACTTAATCCAAGAAGTAAAAAAAGAAACAGGCATAGAGCCTCAAATATGGGCAGCAAGAAGCATTGCAGAAGTATTTCAAAAACTTTCTTTACCTTATGAAACCACAGAGAAAACTGGTGCGCCATCATTTACTAAAAACTTCCTTTCAACACATGCAAATCCATTAGTTAAGAAAATAGCAAAAGCCAGAGAATTAAACAAGGCCCATACTACATTTATAGATACTATATTAAAACACGAACATAGAGGTAGAATACACGCAGATATTAATCCAATTAGATCAGACACAGGCGGTACTGTAACAGGTAGATTTAGTTATTCTAATCCAAATTTACAGCAGATACCTGCAAGAAATAAAGAATTAGGTCCATTGATAAGATCTTTATTTTTACCTGAAGTTGATCACAAATGGGGTTGCTTTGACTACTCACAACAAGAACCAAGATTAGTTGTGCATTATGCAGCTACAACAGAACCTATTTCTTTTGATCAATCAGTAACAAAGATTGTAGAAAAATTTAAAGATAACTCAGTAGACTTTCACCAAACAGTTGCTGATATGGCAAAAATTTCTAGAACACAAGCTAAGACAATTAATCTTGGATTGTTTTATGGAATGGGTAAAGCAAAACTACAAGCTGAATTAGGTTTACAAACTAAAGCAGAAGCAGAAGAATTATTTAATCAGTATCACGAGAACGTACCTTTTGTTAGAGAGTTAATGAATTCAACTTCTAAACACGCACAAACATCTGGATCAATAGGAACATTACTTGGTAGAAGATGTAGGTTTGATAAATGGGAACCAAATCAATTTGGTATGCATAAAGCTATGTCATTTGAAGAAGCGGAAAGAACTTATGGTAGAGGAAGAATAAGAAGAGCCTACACATACAAAGCATTAAATAAATTAATTCAAGGATCTGCTGCTGATATGACTAAGAAAGCAATGCTAGATTTATATAAAGAAGGAATCATACCACATATACAAATACACGACGAATTAGATATTTCCATAGCATCAGAAGAACAAGCAAAAAAGATAATAGAAATTATGGAAAATGCTGTAACTTTATCTGTACCTAACAAAGTAGATTACGAATCTGGTAATACTTGGGGCGATATTTACGGATAATATTTCTTGACTGAAAATAATTAATCTTTAAAATACCTAACTTCGCACGAATTAATTCTGCGCTAATCAACACTAACTGGAGAATATATTGTGAATAAACAATGTAATAAATGTAATCATAGGTGTCACTGTCTTGCGGGCATGGGCGAATGCACTACTTGTAAGTGTTCAAAATGTGGTTGTAAAGAAGAGATACCTACAACAGAGGAGAAAACTATGGTTAAATGGATTAAGAAGCAGTGGCAAAAATTCATTGATTGGATTTTTGACGGATTCTATAAATAGTTTATGTCAAAGATAACAGAAGAGACAGCAGTAAAAACCGATTTAAAAACGCTCGGGATGATTATCGCTGGCGCAGGTTTTGCTGTGTATATGTATATTGGTATGACTAATACTATTAATACATTAGAGACAAGACTTCAGTTAATGGAAGCAGATTTATTAAAGAAGGCAGATCAGGTACCTGTTGACAAAGAACAATTTTTTTTATTAGAAGCTTTGGCTGAAGATACTGAAAAACAACAACAGTTATTAGATGAAAATTTACACGTTAAAGTTATGCTGGAAGCAGCAAGAGATGATATTGAAAAGTTAAAAAAAGATGTTGAAAAGCTTAAAGACGC